CCGGCAGAAGTGATGAATTGATCAGCACCAGACACAGAGGTAGCACCACCGAAGGCATGGATGGCGTTGGGGAGGGCATCAATGGCATCAGTGTAGTTGAAGGGTTGGGCACCAAGGGTCTTGCACAAAAGGGAACCACCCTCAAGGGAAGAGCAGTAGTCGACGTTAGCATCAGGCTGAACAACCCACACCAACTCCTTGCAGGGGTGGTTGAAGTTGAGCTTGATCTTGTTGGAAGAAGAACCGACAGACTCGTCACCAGTGAACTGGAGCTGCTCAATCAAGTACTCATGGGGGTTCTGGGCCATCTTGCGGCGCTCATCAGTGTCGAGGAAGATGTAGTCAACATAGAGAGAGGCGGCAACAAGGGATTGCTGGTAAGCGGCAGAAACAGACTTAGCACCGTTTCCTGTCAACGCGTTCATGGCCCACAAGCACTCACCAATAGGGCGGAAATCAATGTTGATCTTCACCTCGTGGTACTGAAGGGCAATCAAAGGAAGGGCAAGTCCGGGGTTGCGGCAAAACCAGAAAAGAAGAGGCACGTAAAGGGTGGTCTCAGGAAGAGCCTTGCGGGGAGCGCACACCTGGGCGGGTCCTCCGGCGGCGCAGGGACCAGACACATCGGCGAAAGCAGGGTCAGTCACGTAGGTAAGTTGGGTGGTGTTACCGATCATCTTGTAGTAACCAGACTGTTGCTCCTTGGAGAGGGTAAGTTGGTTCCAGATGTGCATCCAGTCACCATATTGGCGGTCAATGCGTTGACCTCCAATCTCAACCTCAACCTGGGCAACAAGCTGCTCACCGATGAAGTCTAACCAACGGGCATAGACACCTCCGGTAGTTACCAAAGACTGGTTGATCTCGGGAAGAGTCACCTGGAGGTAGGTGCGGTAAGCCAAGTCACCGTTGCGGCTGATTGTGCATGTCACACGACGGCCGAAATCGGCCTGGCCAGAGAAAGTCTGCTCAATAGACTCCATGGCGAAGTTGGTGTGGCGTCTGTAAGACACCTTCCAGAAAGTAATCTCGGGGGTTCCTGTAAGGAACACATCTTGGGCGCCATAGGCGACGAGTTGCATCAAACCACCAGCCATATTTTATGGATTATATTGTATCCAAAGAAAATAATTTTGGAAGAAATGAATTAATTAAAATTAAAAAATAAAAAGCATTCCTTTTTATTTTTGGAAACACCCCTAAATAAATGATTCACATGACGAAATTCTCGACATCCAATATGTTTTTAATGGATCTCATAAAACATTCTGCGTATTCATATTAACCCGAGATAATAATTCACAATCACTATATTTGTGTTTACAAATAGTGGATTTCAAAATGTCTAAAATAGATCTGGTGACCACGACCATTCGTGTGTGTAGGAGATTGTCTATACATCTGGTTATGCCGGGCTACTTAACACATAATCCACCGACAGATTCGATGCCACAAATGTTTCTAAATAATTCTCTTGAAAAATCTCTTGCTTGTTCTCATGCTTTTTGGTGAAAATATAGGAGTCTTGCGATTTGCGTACAGTCCATCCCTGCTCCAATGCATTGGCGATAAACAACATCTTTTGAAAGGCCGGTTTGGACAATTCCATATGATTGGGTAGACCAATCGTTTTAGGAGATGACATGATTTGTTTTCGTGATGGAGTTATATAATGAGGTTTAGATAGTGTTTTATGCGAGGATACGAGTTTTTATTTGTGCATATATGTTATAATTAACACTTAACATATGGCGAGTTTCACTGGTGATGCCGGTGCGGACGCTATGCCCGAGGCTGGTTTCGCTAGCATTATGCATATCGATACACCACCTCTTCTTAAACGTGTAATAAAGCAACCTAAACGATACGCAGAAGATACCTGGGAAAACAGTCTTAGAAAATATAGTCAATCCGTAATAAAAAAACCAAAATCAGCCAAAAAAGTCGCGGAAAAATCAAGTGCACTACCAATTGCACTCGGAAAAGTCGCGCTAGTCAAAAAAAAGTTGAGCAAGAACAAGATAACTGTTGGATATGCTACAAATGATGCTTTATATAAGGATATAATTGGCATGTTACTCGCGGGTATGTCGATTAGTTCTATAACAACCGTATTATGTAATTCTAACAACAAATACCGTGAAATACTAACACAGAATGCTAGACCTGATAATGAATGTAGAATTGCAAAAGAGGCGGGTGCAGAAGGTCTTACAGATTATAAAAATGCACAAGACCGAAATATTCGTAAGGACGCATATGATGTTGACGATTCAAAAAAAAAATTAATTAATAGTGTCCTAGCGGTGAATGGTCTAAAACGCCCATTTTATTTAGCAATGGTGTTAGATAAAACAAAAGGGAAAAAACGGATGACATCAGTTCCATTTACACCTTCACATATGGGTGATTGTGGTAATTGTTGGTTATGTAATTTACCAGTGCATTATTATTGGCAAAATGAGAACGGTTACATTAATACCACTGGTTGCGGGGACTGTGAACATGTGGGTGCAATCGTCGCCGCATTTTTAGCAGGTATGTTAAGTAACCAAGGAAACCCCGACCAATTTGTATTTAATTATCACCCATCACACCCACACTGTAATAAATGGAAATCAAATACCATACCGATGAAGTTTAATAAAAATAGCGGTCAATGGGAACTTGACTCAAAGGGTATTTCTACAATAGCGAAAGATATAGCAACTAGTCCTGTTCATGGCAGTGAATATTGTCCATTATTTATAAAAGCATATAATGAAAAGAAAATAACTGTCGATAACGTAAAAACATATATAAACAGACCTGCAACCGAGTGGTGTAAAGCGGCCAATGGTTTACTCACAACATATATCAATCAAAAAAAAGCAAATATTGCAAGCGCTTTGGCTAGCATTATAGCAAAAACTGCACCAAAACTCATTACGACCACAAAGATGGATTCTGCAGAAAAAATAAATTTGAAGCGTGTTAAAGGAGGAAGTGGTTCTGGATATAGTAGTTTTATCACCGACGCGGATGATATGGAAGATGATAATGACGATTCTGTCTACATTAAGGATATCGACGAATACTGTATATTGAAACCCGAATTGAATGACGAGCAAATTGGACAACTACAGCAGGAATATGATGCAATTTTTATTGATGAAGATGTAAATGATGATGACAGCGCCGACGATGACGTAAAGAAAAGAGCGAATTCAGTAGCTCGTAATACTGCGATTGAATGTTTATTTAGACTTTTTAATAATATGGAAGACCCTGCCAACCGAGGACATGGAGTTAATGGCATTCGTAATATATTAACTAATGCGAACACTAATATTAATCAGTTACTCCCTGATTTGAAAACATATATAAGTCGCAGGATTGACTTTATAACCACCATTGTGAATGAGAAAGATATGATGCTCGATGATGGCATTGAAGCTGAAGATTTGGACTTAGATGAGTCTGAATATGCGGTGGTCGATAACATTGATATTAAAGAAGAAAACGTGAATGAATTTGAAGAAGTTAGTAGAAAATTTGCCAAGGTTGGTACCGACGCGAAATATGAAACGCAACCATCTTCTCCTCCATCTCAAGTTATTGGTGTAAAGTCAGCTCTAGTAGGGATATTTGATACGCCGGCGAAACCGCGCTCAACACAAGTTATAAATACGGTAACCCCCGGGAGTGGTATACCACTTCCGGGTCTAATAAATGACTCGGATACTCCAGAAGAAGATGATCCGGAAATAACGAGCATCACTGACAGTATGGATACATCTAAGGAGGATGACACTTCGAGACCCCCTTCTGTCAACCGAAAGGTAGGCGATCAGGATACCCAAGAAGATGATGCGGTAATAACGGGCATCACTGACACTATGGATACATCTAAGGAGGATGACACTTCGAGACCCCCTTCTGTCAAACGAAAGGTAGGCGATCAGGATACCCAAGAAGATGATGCGGAGATAACGGGCATCACTTACCGTATGGATACATCTAAGGGGGATGACGCTTCGAGACCCCCTTCTATCAAAATGGCTAAGACTGACTCTAGACCCGCATCTGGTCGAGAATCTGTGCCGATAGAATATTACAATACCCCTGGAGGCAGCCGGTTAAATAAACGCCAATCCAAAAAGAAATCACAAAAACGTAACCAAAAAAACAAAACAAAGCGTATTTCTTATATCAAACACAAACAAACCCGCAAAAACAAACATTCCAAAAAAACAAAATCGAAACGTTCCAACAAAAAATAATCCATGGACATGCATTTGAAGAAAAACGTCTAATATTAGGTAGACGTTTTTATGTTACACAGTGTCTTTTTGATGTATTTGGTTAATAATTATACAAACATTGTACGCACGTGTGTTTAGGAGATGACGTGTTATTTCGAGATTGAGTTATTCAGGTTTAGATAGTGTTTTATGCGAGGATACGAGTTTTTATTTGTGCATATATGTTATAATTAACACTTAACATATGGGAAAAAAACTAAATCCATCATTTGTAGAATATTTTGCGGGCTATTTGAAAAAATTATTAAGCAAAACCACTGGGACTATAACTGCCAAAGATTTTCAAGAACACGTTACTACTGCTGCAAACGTTTATTTAAATGAAAATTATGGGGCAGATCCAACTGCTGTACGTAGTGCAATTGCGCAATCTACACCAGAGAATGAGTGCACCAATGCAATAAAAGCACGCATAAAGTACGAAATTGGTGATGACAATAGAATAACCTTTTATAAAAATCAAGCCCAGATTAGTAGCGAAACCAAGGAAGAAACACTCGAGTCTGCAAAAAAAGACCACCTGGAAGTTAAAGTTTGGACATCTAAAACTAACATGTTATTACCTGATGCTAGTGGTCGAAAGAGACAACAAGCTGTAGAATTTAGACCTGTAACTGCGGTAAAATGTGGTAAATGTTGGATATGTATGACTGACGTGATGTCTTATTCTGGTAACTCCATTAATAAATATAATGATCATGATATCCAAGATGACAACGGAACGCCAATTGAATGTACGACGCCATGCGGCGATTGTGAGCACGTTTCTGCAATCATGGCATCATATATCGCAGGCATGTTGACGTCCAGTGGATTTGCAAAGGTTTATTGGGCATCCTATTACGTTGCATGTGTTGAATGTAATAGAAGGAAATCAAATTATATAGGGGTGAAATTAAATGCAACCGAAGGGTGGCAAGTTGACGATAACGGGGTTAATGCTATAGTTGATGCTATATTTCCTATGAACGGGGTAGACCAGCATGCATCTGAATACAATCCTATTCGTAACGCACTTAGTGACAAATATAATGTCATGACCCCCGCCGAAAAACGTGCATTCAGAGACAAAGTGAATAAAAATATTAAGCTCGGTACAGAAACGTGGTGTTTTTCTGCGAATACAAATATGAAGAAGGATACAGCGACGACAAAACGTATCAAGATGTCATTCAATGTGAGTAAGATTATAGTAGCAATTACTGGTCATTTAAATGTTATTACGGGCCCTTTGCAAAAGAGAGCCAATAAGGCCGTTAAAGCGGGACGGACGCCAGTTAAACCGAAATTGGGTAAGATAAGAGGAGGTGGGCCGCCTGGGCCAGGTGAGTCAGGTGATAGTGATGATTTGATGGAGGGTATTGGTGCGAAGGATACCCAGCGTAAGGATACGGAAAATTCGCAGGATACGATGGTTGAAGGTGCATCGAGTGATGATGAGGAAGACTCGCAGAAAAGTGTGATAGTTAATGTTATGCCAGTCAAAACCGTTGTTAACCCTCCTATTTTGAACTGGTATAATTTAATTGGAGAAGCCGAGATTGATGATGAAATAAATGACGAAGATGATCGCGAAACCGATGATGACGAATATGACAACATGGTTGATAAAGAAGATGATCGCGAAACAGATGCCGAATTTAATGTCCGAATACTAAAGTATTGTGACGTCATTGTAGAATACATTGGTAATACATATAGTCAATTATTGTTTAAGCAATATGAAAGCGACCCTACCATATTTGAAGAATTAATGGTCAATTTATCAAAATCAATGTACGATACTCTAGAATCAACAAACGAAGGTCTTCCAAAATTAACTGATGAAGATCTTGATTATTTTGCCACAAAATTTGCTGAAACGGGTTTAAAAGTTGCTGGTTTAAAAGTTGCTGGTTTAAAAACTGCATTTGTGACACCATCTAAATTAACATCTGGCTCAGACCAAAGTGAGTCACAAGGTATTTTCTTCAATAACCCGGCAAAATCATCAGGTGACAAGTTAGCTACAGTAGTTTCGCAAGGCAGTGAAGATAGTGTCTTCGCATTTGGTACTCCGTTGAAGGGACAGCCGAGCCAACAACCAGTAGTAGTTATGGGACAGCGGCCGAATAAGCGATCTCTTGAAAAAGATGATAGAAAAGTAAGTACATTGACTGCAACTGATGAGTATGAGGGCCAAACCGCAAAAATGGCTAAGGGAGGGTCTAGCTCTTCATCTGAACGGATGTCTCCGCAATATGCTGCCGATAACGACGCAAATTTTGTGTCACAAGAAGGTATGGAAGTAAGTGCAGCTACTGATTCTAGTGACCAATCTGCCCAAACATCTGTGTTTGAATCCATAGCTGATTTAGAGTCTGCCAAAAATTTTGAGAAAAGGTCTAGCTCCTCAACTGGACGGATGTCTGCACAGATAGAAGAAGGTGGCAGCCGAATAAATAAACGTCACTCTAAAAACAGAACAAAGCGCATTTCCTACATCAAACATAAACAAACGCGCAAAAACCAACATTCCAGAAAAACAAAGTAAAAATTATCCATGCACTGGACATGCAATTAAACATTTACACATCATTGTAAAGAAAAAACGTATAACATTAGGTACACGTTTTGAACTATTACTAACGGTGCGACTATTGAAATAATAATCAGCAAATATAAATGGTTTGTGCATCGGCAGTTGAGCTAGACCATCTAACAATAGAAACGAATGATGTCCAAGATATTTATCAAAATCAGTTGTGTATCTTGGACAAAATATCGGGTCTTCGTAGCATCCATTGTTGACATTACAACGTCTGTACCCAATCAGCACTTGCTTATATTCGTCGTCTTCCTGAACATATCGAGCAGTTAATAAATAGTTTTCTAAATGGGAATCAAATCGCGCAGTTAGATTGGATATATTTGCACTCAATTCATCACACCTAGACTCACGTGCGTAATCTTGTTTAACACATTGGATAAAATATACATAGTCTCTGATTAGGTCATCAACCCGTGTGTTCAGTTTGGTGTTGTTTAATTCACGGCCTTCGCTTAGAGAATCCAATCGCGTAGTTAGTGTGGATAATGTTGCGGCCAATTCATCACGCTTCGACTGATGAATGTCATTTAATTCGTGTATATCTCGAATATGTTGGCTCTGTAGACTGCTAATGCGCTGACCCAAATTCGCATAATTGGCATTCGCATCATCGCGGATGCGTTTCATGGTGATTTCTGTCGGCACAATGGCCTGCAAATAGGCGACCCGTTTTTCGAGTTCAAGTACATGTCCGCGTAGTTCTAGACACTCGTCTTCGAGTTTATTGAGAACATCATTGTATTTGTCCATGAAATTATCTATTTTCACGCTCGTGTATGCCATGATTTCTTCTTGTTGGTTGCCAATATCGCGATACAACTGGGTGAACCGCTTCTTGGCCCAACTGGCCGCATAAATCACACCGCCCAAAATAGAAACCCACATGCATATTGTAAATACCTGATATGTGTTTGCATATACCCATCTCCCACCCGACACAGTCAACATATTATTGTTCATCGTTTCTCTAGTATTGCAAGACGACATTTATAACTGATTGTTAATTACTTTTGATGCATTTTGTGTATATTGTTGGCCCAATTCAATTTTTTACAATATTTTGTAATATGACATCGAAAATAGAGAATAAAATATACACTTATTTTAACGAATGGTAGAATGTATTGATATTGGCTCCTATATAATTACGATACTTGTTATGACGCACGGTCAAGTAATTAAATTAAATATATCACCCGAGAAACAGAAAATTTTTGAAAACGTAACTCTATTAAGTTTAGCAGGAGATTTTGTCGAAACCGGACTGGGACCAAATCCGATTAGGAATGATCATCTCAAATATCTAAATGATAGGTTTCAACAGAATTTAAATAATACAACAAGATCTGTTATGCAAACCGCGGCAGATCGTATACGTCCGGCATATTCAAATTATATGGAAGCGTTTTTTGGTAAATCTGCTGAAAATAGTTGCAAAATATTTGATAATATCCAGTTTGATAAAGCATATGGAATGGGAGTAGACGGAATTTTAGATAGTATTATACAATTTATTTCACCCGATGTGTTTGGTATTTATCTTATTTCCGTTCATGAAAAAATAGATAATACTACATTAAAGTTAATTTATCCGGAACTTAAGGAACGGCCGGAAGATGAGAATCAGCAGAACTTGGATTTATTACAACGCGGTGGTTTAATCGAATTTGCAAAAATTTTCAAACCTGATGGTTCCACACCATGGCGACCAATAGCAAATATTTCGCCGACTGACGAAAAACATATTCAAGAAATACAAAAATGGAAAGTGACTACGTCACTATCAGGAAACATTTTACAGATTCGGTTAAGTTACTTGATATCTATTATCAAAGATATAGTTGGAAATAACAAATGCAAAATGAATATTATAGATTATTCATGTTCTCCAATTGCGCACTTTGTAAGTGATGATGAACGGTCATTTCTATATATGCATGAATGTGATATTGAAACCCCCCGAGCCACGCCACCATTTGGCGGTAAAAATGCACGCAAAAAGCGACGTACACATCGGCGATTCGCAAAAAAACGATATACAAAAAAGCGTCACCGAAAAAATAAATCTTCAAATAATCCAATTCAAAAAAAGCAACATAAAAACACATAGATAACTAATACTAAACTAGTTCTCCATGAATTCAAATCAAAAGAAGGGTAATCCGCAAAAAATGCCCGGCCTACATACAATTGACATCAAGCACACCGAACTCCTAGATACATTCCACAAAATCGAGACAGAAACCATCCCAAAACTGCTCGCCGAAAAGGAGGAACTAAAAGAGAAAATCAAAACCCTGTCGAAAAGCCAATATGACGAGTATATGGACATGCGTGACCGAATCAAATACATCCAACAAGAAGTCAAAACCCTCGCGCGACAAAAGAAGGAGTATTTACTCAATAATTCTAAACACATTTTCGACTATTTTGAGCAAAAGAAGCAAATCTCCGTAGATTCAAACACACTCAACCAAAACTCCAATGTTCTCAATTCTTTCTTTAAAATCAAGGCTACACAATCGTCGGCGGCCGACCCAAACAACGACAAATACGCAAAATCCAAGCAATCTTACCAACATTTCTGGAGAAACGTGACAAACGAGATTGCGAATATCCAAGACTTTATTGTATCGACCGACGTATGTGAAACATGTCACCGCGGAGAACTTATCCCCCAAGACGAAGAAGGCATATTAATTTGCAACAACACCGCGTGTGGCAAATTCGTAACCTACATTGTCGATAGTTCCAAACCCACCAACAAGGAGCCGCCGAATGAGGTCTCTTACACGGCTTATATCCGTCTCAACCATTTCAAAGAAATCTTATCCCAATTCCAAGCCAAAGAAACCACGCAAATACCAGATGAAGTGATTGACGCAATCAAGGCGCGTATTAAAAAAGAGCGAATCAAGGACGTATCTCTCATTAACTACGACAAAATGCGCGAAATGTTGCGGAAACTCGGCTTCAACAAATATTTCGAGCATATTCAATATATTAATTCATTGTTCGGCATAAAACCCCCCATTATGAACGAAGAATTACACGAGACGCTATGTGTTCTCTTCATCGAAATTCAAAAACCATGGGCCGTTCACTGTCCGCCTAACCGAACCAATTTCTTCAACTATACGTATACATTGCACCAACTATGCGTGTTATTGGACCAGACTCAATATTTGCCCTATATTCCTATGATGAAGGACCGAGAGAAGCAATTAGAGCAAGATATGATATGGAAAAAGGTGTGTAATGACCTGGACTGGGAATATTTTCCAACCGTATGATTTGACTTTTCAAATCAACAAACTATTGTAATATTATTACATAATGTGATGTAAAAATATTAAATGAGGGGGGGATGCTTAAGCGGCAATCTTAATACCACCCACCAATGTGCTACCGAGTGTCATACCGGCACCGTTTCTGGCGCTGGATCCCATGGAGGGAATAAACACGTCCAAAATGCTAAATGTGGCGGCAGCGGTCAAGGCAATCACAATGATTTCCTCAACACTCAATGCCTTCTTGGGGATCAACATGGCGCAAATCGCCACGGCCAAACCCTCGATCAAGTATTTGATGGCACGCTTCAAAAGCTCGTTCATGTCAAACATTTCGGTCATGTCGAATATATATTATATTCAAATAAAATAATTCATTCTAAATGAAATGAAACGAAAGCGTCAATATCCAGAATTCGATATACAAATATTATGTTATGTAGAAAACACTTAAATATAATGTTGGAATACAAGATATAATGTCGTCATTCGAGAAGAAAACGCTTGAAAATGGATCTGCGAATCCTAAATATGTAGATTTGTGCGATGAAGATGCCGCCATCGCCGGCCAGAAATTTGCATGCCTATCGTTTGTCTCCCCCGAAAAAATTTTGAAGAAGCGCGAGGTGTATTTATTCGATCAATTCATCAAGAACTGGGAGTTTTCTAAATCCATGGAGCGATACTTCGAATTCATCCATTTCATTGCATACAAACACAACATGAATGTGGATACGCTTATCGCGGATTTCAACGATTTCGTAAAGGAGGAGTCGTCAAAGCTAAAGAAAAGTGGCATTGAAGACGATTACAAGAATTTTATGGACAAGCAAGAAGACGCATTGAACGAAAAGTTCAACCGAGAGCATTCTTTCCAAACGTCAGTACGTGGTCTCAAGGTGCGTGGTGTATTTGCATCTCAAGAAGAGGCCGAACACAAGTGCAAGAAATTGCGTGAGCATGACCCCAATCACGATATTTTCGTAGGCCCGGTGGGCGTGTGGATTCCATGGGATCCGGATGCGTATAAGACGGGTCGCGTAGAACACATGGAAGAAGAGTTGAATGCATTGCATAAGGAGAAGATGAAGAACGAGGAGATGGCAAAGAAGGAGTTCGAAGAGCGCGTGCGTGAAACAAAGAAGAAGGCGATTATGGAGAATATTGAGAAGGCGAAGGCAAGTGGAAACGTGCTTACCCAAACAATGGATGCCGATGGAAATCTAGTCGGCGTAAAGGAGACAGTGAACTTCGAAGAGCGTGATGTGGCCGATGCCGAATCTACCAAACTGCGCAATGAGTTGTTAATGGAACAGCACAATAATACGGCAGACTCTCTCGAAAATGTCGATTAACATACCCACAATCGCACCCAACAATTACAAAATAAACTGATAACAATATAAAAATTATGATGTATTTATTGTAATACATCATATGACAACCTTTTGCGATATAATATACAGGAAATTTATTCTTACCGATGCACAACCGATAGAATTCTTAACATTGGGATATATTACAAGCCCTCAATATTTTACCACCAATATGTCGAGGGCAAATACTCGATACCACGATATTATTTATGTGTTATATTCCATATTTATATCGATTTATATTCATTCGCGCACGAATTATGTAAATGCGAAATATGCATATATTAAAAATACGCTTGATAATCCGTTTTATACGACTGAAAATAAAGTCGAATTCATCCACAAATTTCGCGATGCGCAGCGACACTATCGAGCACTGTGTAAATTCGCATATAAATGGAAATGGAATCGAGCAACATATGCCATTAAACACGATTTATTGTTGAATCCTATTGAACCCGACCAATATTTTGTGTTGCCATTATTGCATGCCGGGAAAAAATACTTGTTTACGAAAAGCGACTTGACGAACATTGTGGAAACTGCATTAACGAATTCACCTTATATTTATGCAGAGCCATTGCCAATAAAGAACCCATACAACAATTTGGTGTTCGACAAATCTCATTTGTACACGATTTATTTCTTCATGAAACATCGCATGTTTACTTTGCCGACCGTTTTTCATCAATATTTCTTGCATAATTTTCATTTAAAATTGTTTCGCGATAATAATGAGGCGCTCATTCGAAAAATGCATATTAATTCGATGATAAAGACGAATAACACGACTATTCGGCGACGGGATATAAACACCATGATTCGCCAGTACAATGACCATTGTATCAGTACTGCCAAAAAAATATATATTGACCCGGATTTTCCAAATGACGTATTGTTTCGCGCAATGACGCCGTATTTGCATTTATTTTACACTTCTACCTATTCTCTGGATATTGCAGAAAAAGGCAGTGCAATGAACAATTTGAAATATCAATTGGCACGGTTTCATAAAATATCACCTACATTTGGGCGCAAATTCATAAAAATGGGATTTAGAAAAACAAATTTGCTACCGCTAGAATATGTATATGACATGCGATATGCGCAATATGTAACCCTACCATTTTCTAAAAACTATGATATATGTCATACCACCATCATTGAAGACAATCCGGAGGACGAAAAAGAATCAGGCATGTCATTTTATCCAATGTTGCCACAGAGTACATTGATTCCACATGTGGATGACAACGACGACGATGATGACGAAGACAATAATATCAATGATGACGATGATGATGATGATGATGATGATGGCGGCATTGTCCACCCGCATAATGCCAACAATAACGATGATGACGACGATGCCGACGCGGAAACGTTAAGTATGTTACGTGATGTAGATGAAGATGTCATTGAAGATAGTGACGATGTAGATGATATTGTCCATGAATCGAGTACGGACGAGGACTCGGTTCATGAAGATGATCTGGCTATACATATGGAAATCGCAACATCCGGGTCTAATACAGACTATGACAGCGATTGATACCGATCAACTGTTGCCCGCTTACCATTTTGATTTCTTCACATTAATCGGTTGAGCACTTTTCTTTTTGGATTTACTTGGGTCATATGCCTCATCTTCGTCATCTGACCCCATATTTTTAGATATTTCCCAAAATTCCTTGGACCCAAGACGAAAATTTGGATGATTTTCGGCCTTGTACCAAAATATCTGGTCGTTCAGTTTGTTCGATTTCGCATTGTTATTGATGACCAAGCATTCGAAGTTCTCAGTGCACTGGTCCATCACTGCACAAAATGATTCCAATGTGGGAAACATACTCGCATAATTTTCCCATATACGTTTACGGTTTGCCAAATACGGTTCTCGCAATATAAACACATAATCAATGTTTGTACGTAGATTCGGGGGGATACCCAATGGATATTGCATGGTAATAATAAGCATGATCTTCCAATGACGACCATTCATAAATAACAGTCTCATCATTTTGTCGCGAGTCCATGATGCATCATATAAACAGTCATCTAAAATAACAAATGCTCTCGGGTCGATTGTTGTACGCTTATAGGTTTCTATTTCCTTGTTTACTTGTTTCAACACCGTTTTTTGTCGCCGCAATACATTCTCAATGAGAACCGTGTTGTATTCTTCGTGAATAAATAGTTTAGGTACATGGGCCGCATAAAAACCATTACCTGCTTCTGTTCCTGAAATAACTGTGCCAATCGGGATATCTTGGTGATAAAATAACAGGTCTCTTACTAAAAATGACTTACCTGTATCACGTCGCCCAATCAACACTACCACTGGGCCTTTATTTTCATCGGGTTTGAACGTAATCTCGCGCATACTGAATCTTTTTAGTTCCAACGTCATTGTATTTTATGTATACATTAGTAGATATAAAATGAATTTTTAGGATAAACGTGCTCGCCATCATAATTCAGCCACAATCAATTTCCATTAGTTTAGAATATGTGAAAAATATGTATTCACCACTTATACAGATTCGACAACAATCATGACAAATGAAATTCCTAAATTCACAATCCATTACGCGAAACACAAAACCGTTCAAATGAGTATTTTAGATAAGAGTGGACATGTTACTTCCACCGAAGATATTGAAGCCGAATATTCGCCATTCCGCATTGAATCCGTGCAAAACTACAATCCTATTTACGATTTGTGGTTTTCACTAGATGAGTCCAACTACAATCGCATATCATTGAATAATGCCTATCATCTGGTGGATATGAATACAGTGGTTGGATTAAACACGAAAGACGTCATTACCCGACCGGTATATATTAAGTATTCGCCGCTTCTAGACCCAATTCGATACATGGTGGGTAAATATGAATCATGTAAACAACCGATTTGTAATTTGCCGTCATTGACGAATGAAAACGTACATATGAAAATTCAGGATTATAACAACATGGCTTATGTGGATTGTTTCTTCAGTTATTTGTCTAGCCAGCTCCTGAATACCCATAATTTTGTGCATGGTGTTGACTTTTATGGGTCGTTTACCGGCATTCAGGAACAATATAAAATGGATATTACGGATGATTATGATTATTTACAAGGTTCCGCCTTTTTCAATAAAAACAACAAAATATTGTTTAAAACGTCGCATGTGGATACAGATGGGTATTTTAATTATGGATCGCATGGCAATAAACCCCGGCTTCAAGTATTAGAAACGCCTAAACGTAACATATCTGCGGTTATCATTGATGATTTGATATCGCCCATTCCCGAAAATGAATCGCCGCCAACGGATGCTAATGTAGACACGGAATTAGTATATACAAACACAAATGTAGAAAGTAAACATAGTTCGCGAAATACGTCTAATTCATCAGATAATTCAAATAGCAGTGAAACAACTGCATCTAACACTAGTTGTGACTCGAGCGATTGTGAAAATAACAGCAGCAGTGAAGAAAGTATTTGGGATACTGAAGATGAAGATGGAAGTGATGGAGATGAGCATAATAGTGATGATGATGATGATGATGATGATGATGATGACGAATCATATACCGACCCAGATGCATGTTACGCCTACATAAAGAACTTCCCCGTGCACTGTATCGCACTACAAAAATGCGATGGCACATTAGATTCATTATTCAGTAAGAATGCACTTGGCAAAGAAGAAGGCACATCCGCCCTCATGCAAATCGTAATGACACTATTATGTTATCAAACCGCCTTTCAGTTTACACATAACGATTTGCATACAAATAACATCATGTATGTGAATACCACCGAACCGTTCTTATATTACACATATAATCGTAAAATCTACAAGGTACCGACTTATGGCAAAATATTCAAAATAATCGATTTTGGAAGGGCCATTTATAACTACAATGGTCGCCGGTTATGCAGCGATAGTTTTGCACCAATGGGAGATGCGGCGACACAATATAATTGTGAACCATATATGGATGTAAGCAAACCTCGATTAGACCCCAATTATAGTTTTGATTTGTGTAGATTGGGGTGTTCGCTGTATGATTTTGTAATCGACGACGACGATAATCCTAAATTCTACGATGATTTGCAACAGTTAATTCACGAATGGTGTTTGGACGACAATAAGAAAAACATTCTATATAAGCAAAATGGCGACGAACGTTATCCCAATTTCAAATTGTATAAAATGATTGCACGTACGGTGCATAACCAAACACCCGAGCACCAACTTTCGCGTACCATATTCAAACAGTTTATTGTTCCGCTATCAACGGATGTTCCCACGCATCTACATATCAACATCGACAAATTACCTGAATATTACACAAAATATGTGTAAATCGGCATAGTTTTGTCTATGTGACTAATTCATAAACATTTTTGTTCGAAAAATGTTTATAATCCGGAGCATTAAGCGTTCATGTATTCTTTCTTGAACATTTCCGGTGTCATAATTGGTATGTTTTCGGCAACCGCCTTTTTGGTTTTGTTTGATACATCGTCCAACGACTTTACAATGAGTACAAACGTCTTTTTGCTCATATTATCGTCTAATACTCCGCCCATCTTTTTCAAATAGTCGATGATTTCTGCATCTCGCACCTTCGTCATGACCACGTGTTTTCCATATAATGGGTGTGTTTCGTCATGAACAACTGCAACTGCGGCGGTTTGCTGGGACGGGGCATTGTCGGCAGACTTGGCAGGTGCAACTATAGAATCCGCGATTTTATGCATTAAACCGCACTCTTTTAAAAATTCCAAAAAGACGGGAATATTGG